CCGCACGCCGCGCAGAAACCACGTCATGAGTTCGTTCTGTTCTTTTTTCTGCCGCGCCGAGACGTTGCCCTGAATGATCGCTTGTTCTGTCGCTGAGCGCACCGTCGAGGTCGTCGTGCCGCCCTGATTCGCCCCGATCCCAAGCGTTTGCTCGATCGCGCGATCGATTTCCTGATCCGCGAGCACGTCACTCTGCGCTTCGGTCAGATGCGGAATTTCCGTGAAGAGCCGTCCTTGGAATTGCTGATACTGCGCATCTGGAATCGCGACGCCTTGCCCCACGTCCATGTTCTGCAATTTGTCGATCGCGCCGGTGATCGACACCGGATGCGCGAAGCGTGGAATGTTCGCGTCCTTGCGTTTGATGTCCCGTGACATCGACGTGTTCTTCACGCGAATCAACGGATCCGTGAACGCGGAATCCGGCGGCACGTAACTCATGTCCGATGCGACACGGAGCACGAGCGGATGCAGCGGATTGCCGATCATCGAATCCGGCCCGAGTCGGCCATCCGGTTGAATCGTCTGATACGGCGAGCTCCGATAGACCGCCGGCCGATCCGCCAAGCCGTCGACCAGCACGAGTCGCCGCATCACTTGCGAATTCGCGATCGTCCCATCGTAATAGCAGGCATACAACCAGATTTCGACGCCTTTGATGAGTGACCGTTTGCTGTCCTGCGGCCGATCGCGATCCGCCGAGATGAGCAGGTCATCGCGCGAGACAGAACCGACGAAGTCGGGCGGCAGGTTGTACGCGCGGCGGCTTTGGTCCGTCAGGACTTCGACGAATTCCATCGCGAGGTATGGCGCTTCATCGAAATTCGTGGAAAAGAAATCCGCGGGGATGAGGCCCTTGCCGCTCGAGAAGCGATACCAGCGCCAGCGCTCGTTCACCACGACCGGCTGCGGCGCCTGCGTCGGCGGCGTGCCGATGTTCAGAATATTTCCCGGCTGCGGCGTCGCGTCCGTCGGTGCGTCGCTCGGTGGATACGCCACATCCGATTGGTAGCAGATTTTCGTCCAGCCGATGCCCGAGGTTTGGAATACATCGAACAGCGCTTCGTTCACCATCAGATCCGCGTTCGTCTCTTTGAGTTTTTTCGAGAGCACGGCGCGTTTCATGTCCACGATGGTATCGGCGTCGATCGGTTGGCCTTGCGCGTCGAGAATGCCGGAGAGCGGTTCTTCCGGCGTCAGGATCAGTTCCGGGAGCTGCGCCCACAAGAGCGCTTTCTTCTGCTCTGTGTTGCGGAAATGCAAATTTGAGTTCAAGTCGTACCCTGGCGTCTCTGGCGGGAGGTACGACTTCAAGTAGCGCTTCCATTTGTCAATATCCAGTTTTCGTCGTGCGCGATCCGCCTCGATGCGCGCGGCCCATTCGCGCACCTCGGATTCTTTCATCGGAATGTCTTGCTGTTCCGCAGGCGATCCGTCGAGCCCGTACGCCATTTACATCTTTCCGTGAGCGAGATCGCACGCCGCCCAAAAATCGCTCTCGACCGTTTGCCCTGAAGCTGATTCGCCGCCGGCCCAAAGAGCCGTAAGCAAGAGATCAAGCGTCTTGGGGTCGAATGACGCACCGTATCGTAAACGCGCGAGCGTCAGCAACCGATCGACCTCTGCGCAAGCGCGTAAATAAGCATCGGTTCGATCGTCCATCAGCGCGTCTCGCGGATTTTAACCGCCGTGATTTCGCGGCCGTACCCGTCCTCGTCGGTCAGGCTGACGAAATCATCTGGCCGTAGAGCCTTCACCAATTCTGCCACCGCGAGCGCATCGTTTGTCGACTCGCAGACGTTTACAAATAGCGGTTGGTTGGTCGAACCGGCTTTAGGGATGACGACGAGCAACCTATCGCTCATCGCGCTTCACCGAACCGGCGACCGGTATTTCCTTCCCGCATTAATTCGCGCATGACCGCGGCGGGTGTCCCTGGCGGCGGATCATCGAAGTCGCTGATCGTCTCCGGTGCCGGCTGGGACATCGCCGCGAAGCGCAGCGCATGGAGCGCGGGCGCGTAGCTCGCGAGTTCGTTCGGCTTCGTGTCATCACTCAGCGCGGTCGTTAAGGCTCGTATGAGGTGTTCGCACGCCTGGTCGATGGTCAACCACGGTGAGCCATCCGGCGACGCGCGGAACAGTCCACGCACGCGTTGCCAGCCGTTGAACGTGTTGTCATCCCCTTGCGTGAGCGCAATCCCGCAGAGCGCGAACGTGATGGCGATTGTTTGCCCGGTGAAGCCTTTCGGTTCTTTGGTCTGGAAGTTGAAGCATTCGGGATTCGCCACCGTATAGCCGATGCGGTTCGCCAACATGAGCGCACGATCGCGTGCGAGGATCTGTTGGGCGAGGTCGTGTTCCAGTTGATGCGTGAACGTCAATTCACTGATCACGCGGATGTGATGATCCGTCTGCACGCGGAACCAAAGACACGCACCAGCGGATTCGCGTTCGCCTTCCGGCGCCAGATACGCGTAGACCATCGCGCGAAAATAGCTCGGGCGAATCACGACGGCCTCACATGCTGCGCGTAGTCGAAGGACGGCATGAACTGACCGGGGAAGTGCGAGCGGTCGCCGAAGCGATACATCGCGCGCTTCGTTGGTTCGATGCCGGCGAGAAATTGCACGTACGCTTCGGGGATGTACGCGTTGTCCTCGAGGGCGATCGGAATCCAGTGGAACAGCGTTGGATCGTATTCAGGATAGCGCGTGCGGTCGCGCGTTTTCGAGATGAAGAGTTCATCCACGAAACTTGAGGAAGGGCCACCAGGATTTTCGCCGGCTAGCATCAAGCCTCTCCAATCGGAACGGCGAATGCGGCCGAGCGATGCGCCAAGCTCTGACACCTGGATGTCCAGAAACATTTCAATCTGGTCAATCACGATCAAGTCGTACTCGGCACCGATGTACTTCGAAAAATCGTGTTTGTCCTGCACGTGCCCGAACTCAATCGTCGCATCGGTTTTCTCGACTGACCATTTGAAACTCGCGTAATGCGCGCCGAGACGGTCGGCTTCGCGCGGACAGAACCGCCCATGATTCCGCTGCAATTCAGGAAACGTGCGTCGCAGAAAGAGCGCACTGAAGTTTTCCAGCTTCGCCGCGTAACGCTGCGCGACGCGACGCAGCCCGAGACTTTTCCCGCCTGCGCGTGATCCACCGATGCAAATTGCATTGAAGGTTTGCGCAGCAATCGCCTCTTCAAGATCCACCAACTTTGGATTCGGCAGATAAAACAAACGACCGCTACGATCGACCATCTTCCACGCGAGCTGTCGTTCAAAGCAGGCTTCTGTTGAACACGCGAACACTTCGACACGATCGACTGTGCGCCTGATGAACGGGGCCAAACACCAGTGGCAGCGCGGAGTCGGTCGCCAGTTCTCGCTCACTAGCTCTTGCCAATGCAGACGTAGCTGTAGAGATCGCCGGCCACAGGTGCAGTGCCGTTCGTGGTCACCGTGAACGTCGTGGTGGTCGTCGCCACCACGATTGGCGCTTTGCCAGCCACCATTGTCGCGAGCGCGGAATTCACGATGCACGACGGTGCCGATGGCCACGTGCCGTTGAACGTCACCACAAATCCCGACGCTGGCGTCGTGCCCATCGTGATCAAGCCCGCGGTGTCCGTCCCCGCCACCACATTACCGGGACTGCCGCAGTTAGCGCCGCATGCTGGCACGGTCGTCTGCACGGTGGAGAGTTCCATCGCCGTGCTGCTGCCTGTGGCGAGAATGCCCCCAACGCGCCGGCTGAAATAGTGCTCCGGTGTACCGAGCGCATCCGTGGCGCCCCAGCCAAAATTTGTGCTCGCGCCCATGAAAATATTCTGCGCCACCATGCGGAAGGTGGGCACGGAGGCAATGCAATACACGGTATCGCCGGCGCCATTGCGGAACCAGCCCGTCGTGGTTTCGTTGCCGAACGTGATCCCTGGTGCGGCGCAGGTCCCATCCGCGCTCTGAAACGGCACCGTGGACGCACCGAGCACGACGAGCAGATTGCCGTTCCCATCGGTTTTGATCCGCGTGTTCGCGACGTTCGTCGCCGTCTGCGGAACCGTTCCCGCCGTGCCCGTCGCCGTCAGCAGATTAAAATTCGAGTCGACCTTCAGGCGCGCGTTGAGAAAATTCACTTGCGCATAGAGTGCCGTCGAGGCCGCGATGCCGGCAAGGAGGAGCAGGAGCGGGAACGCGCGTTTCATCGCGATGCCATCTTCGCCGCGAGTCGCGCCTGCTGCTGCGCAAGTTTCATGAGGCGCTTCGCGCGTTCCTTGCGGCCCTGATGCGGCACGAAACGCGAGCGGCGATCCGCCTCGAGCCGCGAGTGGACGCGCGATCGCGGATCCGGCTGGTCAAGGTCGAAAAACGTCAGGGGTTGATTCATGATTCACTCGCAGTAGCTTGAACGGGCCACGGTTTTGGAGCTTCATCGCGCGACGCCAGCGGATCCATTCACGACAGGTCGCGGCTTTGGGACGACAGGTGGGACACAGGTCGAATTCCGTGGGCGCGAGACAGAGCAAGCAGGGCCGAAGCTCGGGCATAGGCGGACAGCCGCGGAGTCTAGCACACCATCAGCGTTTTTGGGCGTGAATTCTGCACACGGGATACCCGACGAAGATGGCACAGGCGCCATGCGAGGGCAGGGCGCAGTCGATGCGCCAGAGGCAATCACCAATCGGTGAGCGGTAGTCGGCGTCGAGCTGCATTAGGACACGTGTCGCCAATTTTTCCGTTTGGCGATGTAGTAAACCATCTGCACCGTAATGTGGAATTTCTCCGCGATCGCCGCCAGTGCTCCCATCTGAATTCTGATGGCGTTTTTGCCACGGGGAGCATTAGCGAAAAGTCTTCTGATTTCGAGAATATCAGTTTCTGTCACCTTGGCTCGGCCGTTCGTGGATCCAACGTGACGTGTTTGTTCTGTCGGCGCTGCTCTGCCTTTTGCAATGCAGTCTTGCGCGTTATCTTTCGCTGATCCTAAAAACAGATGGTCGGGGTTGACACACGCTGGCGTGTCGCATCGGTGAAGAACAAATAAACCATCCGGGATCGGCCCTCGATGGATTTCCCAAGACAGCCGATGCGCATAGACCGCGAATCTGATTCCGTCAATCTTAAAACGCCCATATCCCTTCGGCAGACGTGGGCCGGTCCACATCCAACAGGACTCGGTTTTGGATACATTCCGCATCCATAATTCGCGGACCGTTTCTGGCGCTGGAATCATAGGATTTCTATCGTGATACCGCTCTGTAACGCCAACCAGCGTGCCTTGAGGCGGAATTCTTTCGTGATTGTGCCCGTGCCGCCTTTGCAGTCAGCAACGTGTCGTGTGCCATCGTGGTCAACCCATACGAAATCGGCAACGAAGGTCGCGACTTCCGCGAAGCCGTTGATCGATTCGAAGCGCACGGGGCAATGAAGCGGAAACGGCACTTGCCGTTGCAGATCGTGAATCTCGCCGGCCTTCTGGCGTAACGTGAGCTCGTTCCAAATCGCGGCCTCTCGCTTCGAATCAAATTTGATCCCGTCGACTACGACGCGCGTATTCCCATACTTCGATCGTTTTTCCGTCAACGCCGTTTGATGCCGCGCGCGGATATCGCGTTGCGCTTTGATGCGGTCGAGATCCTCTTGGGTCCAGCGGGTCATGCGAGCACCTTCACGTTTCGAGCGACCGCGCAGATGCGATAGCGCGCTGGACGACCGCGCACGCCGCAGCCAGTTTTGAAAATGGTGTGGCGATGCGAGAGCACGATCAGCGCGAGACGCACGTGTGTGCGTCCCACCATGAAGTGACCTGCGAGTTCATCCTGCGTCCACCAGCGTTGCATGAGCGCCACCTCAAGGGCGTCGAGATCAATCTTCACGGTAGGGGAGCCACTCGTCAGGCGTGCGAGCGGCGATATCAGCGAGACGCTCATCGAATGACTTCGGGATGTCGTCCATCGGATTCGCTTCATTGCAGATGCAATGGCGCTCGCACTTCTGACAAGTCGTGCAGCGGCGTTCGCGCCAGTAATGGGACTTCATGCCCGCCGGTGGCGCGCAACAGCGATAATGTCCGCGCTGATATCTGGTGCGGCAGCAGTAGCAGATGAAAAATTGGGGTTCTTTCTTAGGCGCTAAGGAGTTTTGTAAATTCGCGTTCGTCTGGTCCGCCATGGAGCATCTCCTTCACTTCATCCAGAGTGACGCTTGCGACTTCACCGTCGGCCTCGATCGAAATTGGAGGAGCCCATTTCTCATGAATTCGTGCGGTTCCACGCAATAGGCGATTCGGCATTTTCTGTTGATCTTCAACGAGAGCGGCTTGCCTGAAATTAGCGATGAATTCTTTTCGCTTCGACGCCCACATCTCCGGCGAAAATTCGAGCGTGCAGGCTTCCGGCCACGAGCCGAATGTGTTTTCGATCGCTATCGCGAGTCGGCCCTCGCACACCACGGATCGCGTTGCGCCTGCGATCTTTGCGGCTTTGCGCCAGCCGTTCCAAAACATCAGCGCTTGTTCATCGAGACTCCCGAGGGCAAATTCCCTCAACTCGATAGGCATCGGCATGTACTTGCATTGTTTGATGGCTTGGTGCATCGCCGCGACAAGGTTTCCAAGGTCGATGTCGCGCAAGGCCTCGAAATACATCACCTGAACGGCCTCGCTCATGCGACGGTTGCAGAGTTCGCCGAGGGCGACCAGATTCTCGAAAAACTTGGGCGCGTCGTCTTGCGTCATCGTTTGGCCTGAATGCGCTGAATGGCCGCTTGCGCGTTCGAGATGTTTTGCTTGCCGATATCGGAGATGGTTTGTGGCGGCGGGACGGTTTCCGCGAGTGCGATACCCCGGCGAGTCGCTTCGGCTAAGGTTTGCGCTTCCAGCCAACGGCCGCCGTCGCGAGTCGGTACCACCTGTTCCGTTTTGGCGACGCGCGCGTCAAGCTCGAAAAACCATGAATGCAGGTCGAAGGCGT